CTCTAGCTTTGAATCTGACGTTGCCAGTATCAAAGTCACCTTCCATAGAAGTTGAAAGAGGAGATCTCTCGAAGTGTTTAAATCCATCAGGGCAATCTGTTAACAGATACCAAGCATCGTTGTCTGTTAAGAAATGGTTAACTGAATAACCTTCTGGGACCATTCCCATATTCTTAAGAGCATTGATGTCATTGTCAGATGTACCAACTCTACCAGGAGTGTTGATTAATCTATCAGCCACGAACTGAAGTTGTGGTGGAACGATTAATTTTCTTCCTTGTAAAGCAAGAATCATGTTTCTGTCATCAACAAAAGTTGAGATAGAAATGATTGCATCTTCTAATGAAGTTTCATTCAAGTCAGTGTAAGTGCTTGGTCTGTTTGCAAATGTTCCGCCGCCAACTAATGGGTGAGAAGAGTTTACAAGTGAAACTCCATCGCCGCCTGTATAGCTGGATGAGAAAGCATTATTTAACACAGAAGCAGCTTTAACTTGCTTAGTATGTGCCATAGATCTTGCTAGAGCCTTAGTGTATCTAGCGCCTAATCTGTCGTAGAGGTTATCTTCGATAGCTTCTTCAGTTAGTGCAAATGCTAACGCCACAGTCTCGTGAGAGTACCTTGCAGTATAGCCTTCTGAAGCGTTGTCGAATGCGACTCCGTTTCCTTCAGCTTTTACTTGTGCGTTACCGAAACCTACGATTAAGGTTTCTTCTTCAAATGCTCTATCTGATGACTCAGTGTCGTAGATTTCTGCATGTTCGTTTTCATAACGATCATACTCCATCCCAAACAAGGCGTTTAGACCGGGTTCTAGCTCTTTAGCTAATTGTGAACGATTAATAGCCATTATTAAACTCCAGTTGTTTGAGCATAGAAGTGCTCGTTAATTTTGACTATCATGTTGACGTTTGCTGATTGAGAACCAGTACCTAAAGTATTATTCTCAGGATCGCCTGAAAACCCAACTATTCTTAGTTGAGCTGAAGTTGCAGCAGTGGTTCCACTGATTTCAACAGCAGATTGTCCATCTGATGTTGAGCCAGCAGCATAAACGATGTCAGCGTTATTACCAACAACAGTTTGTACAACTGAACCAGTTGCAGCACTTTGCACTTCAAATAATGCGTTAGGATCGTCAACTACGAAAGCCACCGCGTCTGATGAGACAGTACCATCTGGCCAGTAAGCTGAATAAATCACCTCACCGCTTGCATTGGTATATCTGCATCCCCTAAAGACTCCCAGTAATTGATCACCAGCAGCAGCTACTAAAATAGTACCTGTGTTAGCCATCTTAACTGGATCGCCTGAAAATATGTTTCCGCTTGCACCTGAAGCAATTGAGTATTCTGTAGTCCCTTCGGAGTTTACATTACTACCCAATTTGCTTGAAGGCTTTAAGCCGAAAGCAGCATCTTGGTTTGCCATAGTTATTTCCTAAATTAAAATTGTTAAAGAGTAAACAAAGTTATCCTTTGCTTCCTCCGCCAAATGTTACCCTTGATTTCAACTCTCTTGAGATTGGCATCGCGGGATTTTCTTCACGCATCAGGTCGTTTTCTACAGCTGTCATTTGGTTGTTTGTTTGGCTAGCGAAATATTCATTACGCTGATCTGCGATTTCTTTCGGTATCTTGCACAGTATTAGCCCACCAACACCAATAATTCCAGCGTGTCGACCATCATCGACTATAGGCAAATCATGAAATCCAGGTAGTTCCTCTGGTCTAACTGGCTCGAATCCTTCACGAAATCTTTTTGAGACATTCGTTTTGTCATCTTGTCCAGCTACAGATTCTCTTACCCATCGATAAACAATTCCTTGAGATTTTGCAATTTCTACAGCTTCTTCTGGAAGCTCAAGAGCTGAAGGCATCTTCCAGGCTTTTGGCCTTTCAGATTTGCTTCTGGCTTCTGAGTCTCTAGGGACTCTGTCATCGTTGCTATTTGCTCTCGTTACTTTTATCTCTTTCTTGCTCATGATTTTTGTAGCCTCGCTTTTTGTATTGCGTAATCTTTAAATGACACTCCAAGTTTTTTGGCTAATGCCTGTTCACTTGGCGTCAATTGAATACGATTCTGTTTGCGTCCAGTCGATGTGTTGCGTGTGGCTGAAGCGACTGTTTGGACGTTTTTCTTCGCTTCCACGTTAAACTTGTGAGGCAACTCTTGTCGCACTCTTTTATCAATCTCACTATAATACTCATCTGAGTCAGTGTCAAAGCCTTCGTTCTCTAATTGCTTATGAACTGCAAAGGCAACTGACGTTGCAACCTGGTCTTGTCCAAACCAAGTATTGTTTTTTGCCCAATTTCTAGCTTTAGGTGATGGCTCGTTATACTCTTCAGCTGGTTGAGCATATTGTTGTGGAGATTGATATTGTTGTTGATTTAATTGCTGTTGCTGATAAGCAGCTTCTTGTTCCTCATACTGCTTTTGCGCTTGAGAATATTGTTGAAGCCTAGCCTTATCAGTGGTAGCTAAAGTTAAAGCTTCAGTAGCAGCGGCTATTGCCTCTGCATCTTGAGCTTCTGTTGCTTGTCTTAAAGCTTGCTTTGCTAAAGTCATTTGAGATTCAACCCTGTTGGTGAACTCATCGCTGTAACTATGAGAGAAAGACTTTTGTTGTTGTCTTAATTTTTCATTTTGGTCTTTAAGATCTTTGGCATATTGAACAGCCATCAACTCTCTTCTTTGAAACTCTTTAGCTTGAGCAACTGCTTTGTTAATTCTGTTTTGCGCTAGAGATGCTCTCTTCTCTACCTCAGATAAATCTTTTGCTTGTTCCTCTACTCTGGGAGAAACTTCAAAGTCTTCTTTAACTTCATCTTCAGTTACAGGAGAAACTTCTTGAGAATCATCACCTAACGAAACCTCAACAGGTTCATCGCTTACGACTTCTTCAACTCGTCTGTTTTCAGGCACTGCTGCCTTTTCAATCTTCTCGTCTGTAATTTCTATGTCTAAATTTTCTGCTTCGTTTGCCATGCTTTACCTCTCTTATAAAGATTTAATATCATCAGGATCTAGAATTGTTCCAATGATGTCATCGTCATTAATGATTCTAACTTCATGGTCATCTTCTAATCTAAAACGAGAACCGGCGTATCTGCCGATTAACACCCAGTCCTTTTCTTTGCACCAAGGTTTGTTCCCATATTTTTCTGTTTCTTGATAAGCTAAAGGTCCAACCTTTAGAACGTAAGCAACCACTGTAGATAGAGACTCTCTATCCATGGTTTCTTTAACAAGTTGAATGCCGCCTTCAGTAACACCCTTACCTCTATAAGGTAGCACAAGAATACGCCACCCACTTGGAGTTGGCATTCTGTCTAACAATGATTTATTTAGTAGGTTGGGATCTAGAACTCTTGCTTCTTCTTTTACGAAAGCTTGATCAAGTTCTGATGAGGCTTTTTCTTTTTCTTCTATATTTTCTGCGACTTTGTCATTCATCGATATCATCCATGTGCAGCGTTTCTTTTAAATCATCTATGAGTGAGCGAAGCGCTGATAACGCACCCATATGATATTTGTAATCTTCCATGGATTGTACATTCCCTGCTGAAAGACTGTCAACTAAATCTTGTTCTCTTTTGCGCAGAGTCTTAAAAAAATACTCCGCAAGTTTTACGCTATCCATGGCTCTCTCCTGCCTGTGTGATGTTTATCTTAAATTAAAGTTTCCAAAGTCTGGAATCATCGGTCTCCCGCCAGTGGTTGGTAAATCAAACTTAGGTAAGTTTGAAAAATCTATGTTTGGTATGTTAGGTATGTTAGGTATGTTAATTGGTGATACAGCTGGTGGTGCTGGCATTCTTGGAGATGGTCTTCTGTCTACTACAGGACCGTTAGGCATAATGTCCCCCGCTCGTAATTCTTGCATAAAACTTGAAGGATTTGGTCTAGGTTCTGGAGTTGGAACAACAGGAGATTGAAAATCAGGTAACTTAGGCATTGATATTCTTGGCATTACAGGAGCTGGTTTTGGCTCTCTCACTGGCATGGGCATCAGTCTTGGCTCTTCTCTTCTTGTTATTGGCTCTTCTCTTCTTTCTATAATATCTCTAATAGCTTCTGGAACAAAAGGGACTGGATCTCCAACTGGCATCCTTGTTACTCTACCTTCTAACATATCACCTATACTCATTACTTCCCCACCAGTGCCATCTGGTACTGGCATGGTTGTAAATCTTGGCTCGTCCACAGGCATTGGCCTTATAATGCCATCGCCAACATTTAAGTTTCCATCTCCATCTACAAAGAAATTATTTTCTGGAGGCATTGCTCCAGCATCAGCTCTAGGACCAGGCAAGAAACTATCGATTGGCTCTGGTTCACCCATTTCCATTCTGTCTCTATATTGATTCATGATGTCATCGTAATCCAAGTTTGAGAAGTCAGGAAGATTGCTAAAATCTATATTGCTGAAATCTAAGTCTCTTATAAAATCTGGTATTCCCGGAAAAGGACCGCCTGGTACATAAGGATCTGGGCCAGGCATTGGAGCTGGTTCAGGTGTAGCCAACTGACCTTCTAGCTCTGCGATACGATCCATCATTTCTTGAAACCTTGCATCTTGAGCTGCTTGCTCTTCAGCGCGTCTTGCCATCTCAGCTTCTCTGATTGGAGCTTGAGTTGCTTCGTACTGAGCTTGAAATTGTTGACCCATTGGGCTTTGCATTTGACGCATGAACTGTTGCCCAATTGGATCAGGTCTTACATCAGTTGGCATGAAAGCTTGTGTGGGTTGGGGTGGGGCATTGTAGCCTTGAGGGGTAAAATATGCTGGGCCACCTACAACTGCTGTGGGTCTGCCTATGGGCATAGGTTCTGGTGGTAATGCCATTTGGCCAGGTGCTTGACCTAAACCTTGAGAGTAGCCAGGCACTCTAGAAGGTTGACCATACATCTGATTCTGCACGCCTGTTGGTGCAGTTAAAGCATCACCGATTGCCATTTAGCAAACTCCGCTAAACTTAGTGCCTCTTAAAGCAGCTCCACCGCCACGAGATTTACCAGCACCGTATGGCTTTGGTGCACCAGGATTAGGAATGCTTTCTACTTGCTTGTAGTTAACAGTGCCTTGGTCTTTAATGCTTACGCTTGTCTTAACGTTTTTTACTTTTTCCATTTTTTTTACCTTTCATTTTTCTTGCTTTTTGCAAAGCAATTGCAATGGCAGTCTTTTGTTTTTTGCCACTGCCCATTAATTCTTTTATGTTAGCAGATATTGTCTTCCGACTGCTACCTTTTTTTAAGGGCATTATTTTTTTCTCTGAAGCCTAGCTTTTTTCTTTGCTGTCTCTGACAAGTCACCATAGTGATAAAGTCTCACGCTTGTTTTGCCATGTGACTTACCAGAATGAACTTGTCCATTTGGCATTTTATGCATGCCGCCTTTATGCACGCTACCATCTCTTTTGTAATGCTTAACGCCTTTGGCCATTACTTCTTCTTACTTACCTTGGTCTTAGTCTTAGTGACAGACTTAGGCTTTTTGGATTTAGCTTTAACTTCTTTGGTCGCTTGAGCAAGGACTTTGTCCGCATCTTTGTCGACCTTCTTGGCGATCTTGTCGATGTCGATATTTGCATTCTCATTGATGATCGGTTGATTGCCATTTTGTTTTGCCTCTTCTTCTTTCATAGCAGCTTTATTGACTGCTGCCATTTTTTGTCTAACTGAACTCATTTGTTACCTCGCATGATATCCATTGCTTTAAATTGTGCTGATTGATCGATTCTTTCACGAGCAATTGCATCCTTCATCATAGCAATTTCTTTTTGAATTTGTAACCTTTGCTCTGCAAGTTCATTGCCTTGCATTGCTTTCATTGCATCAAACTGTTGACGCTGGACAAACTCTTCACGTTTGCGTTGTACGTCATCAGCTTTAATGTCTAGCTCTTTGCCTCTTAACTCAACCAATGGATCTGGCATAGGTGGAGGTGGCATAAACATTTGATTGATCTGTTGCATCAACTGAGCAACCACTGCTGCTACATCACGAGCCACAGAGTCTTGCAGTTGTTGTTGGTAACCCATAGAGACTTCTGGTGGCAACTGTTGTATTTGTTGCATCATCATTTGGAACTCAGGGTTCTGTGCATTTTGTTGATCGACTATCTCAGCAGCTCTAAATGAAACATGCTGATAAACATGTGATTGTATGAGAGATAAAACTGCTGGGTTTGATTGAGCAGTAATGGTGCCATACAAAGACATGTGTGAATTAATGTGTGCATCATGATCTTGTCCCATAAATGCTTGTTGGGGCAATCCTGTAATCAGCCCTGCGTTCTCACTTGCAGGATCCATAGGTTGTGGCTGTGGAGGGGGTGGCAATAACTGTTCAATGTTTTGCACTCCCATGGCCGCGTACATTCTTCGATACGCTTCATAAATACCATTGGGTCCATGAATCTCTGGATTGCTTTGTACTGTTCTCAATAACTCTTGAGCCATCATGACTCGTTGAGACATAGAGAAAGTATTTGGATCTGATATTGGTAAGACGTCTACACGCTCATCGAAGTCCACAGCCTTGATGGTCTGATTACCATTGGCTGTGTTGTACGGATAAGCAGGTGGCAAGTATTCAGAAAAAACCTTAGCTAAGATTTCAAACTCAATTCTTTGAGATGCATGCAATCTTTTGTGGATTGCAGACATAACTCTTGTGCCACGCTCAAGTAGAGCAACCGTTGTACCGACTGGCGCATTTTGATTCGCATCACCGATTTGCATATCAGCAATAGATGCGAAACGCCGACCACTATCAACAAGGATTCCCAGGAGAGAGAGGAGAGTTTGAGAAGGTTCCTTGAACGGTAACGGTACAAAGGCGTCTCGCAAACTTCCACCCGGAGCGTCCATGTCTCTGAACTCACCTGGTTGTAAAGGTTGATCGTCATTGCGAATACGGATTCCACGAGCCTTAAAGCCAGCTGGTAAATTGGATAAAGTACCAGCGTCAATAAGCTGACGCAGAATAGAGGTCGAGGCTTTTGACAAGCCTCCGATCATGTGGGTTAAACCAAAGCCATAGAATCCTAGGCCTGGTAAAAATTTGTAATGCACAAAGTAATTGATGCGTTCTTTTAACGGATCATTCTCTTTGTAGTTTCTTCTGATGGACAATACTTTGCCATTGGCTATGGTGACGATGTATGGCAACTTGATGCCAGTCTCTTCACCTTCAGCATTCATATCTTCAAAGCCCGGTATGTCTAACTCGACATGGGACTCAAAGACTTGACAAGTGTCATCGTCTGAATAGCTAGGCTCAACGCCCTGTAACTTATCGATCTCTTCTTGGATCTCATCTGTTTCATTTGGATTAACGCTGCCATAGTTTAGATCTACATCACGATAAAAACCGATTTGTTGCAGTTTGCGTATTTCATTCATCGACATGTTAATCACATGAGTGATTCTTGTCGCGCTGTGTAAATCAGTTGCTCCATAAGGAACAATCAAGTCTTCACTTGGAATGAACTTAGAAACTGCTCTGCCTAAGTTTTGATCGTAATATACTTTTCTAAAAGCTGAACCACTCAGTGGTAGATAGAACAACATTTGATCTGTTTCAGAATCATACTCACGCATCACTTGCATGAGCTGATAGTTCATAAACTCTTGAACGCGTGATGCTTGTTGTTCTGTTTCAGGGGTGGCCATGCCAATGACTTGAGTCTTGACTGGACCTTGGGAAGGTAATAGCTCATTGTACGCTTGAGCTTGGAACTGAGTAACTGACTCAGCAAGCAATGGATGCATAACACCAGAAGCTCCCTCAAAAGGTTGTGTTCTTTCTTCGTAGTTCATGCCAAGGTACTCTAGACCTTCACGATAAGTTTTTTCCCACTCGCTGCGTGACTCTTTGTCAGCATCGATGTTGCCCATCAAATCATTTTTGACTGAGTTTAAATCTCCATCATCAATAATTTCAGCAAGGTTGGCGTAGAAGTCTGTGTCTTCTACAACAGGAGTTGGCATACCAAAAGCAATGCTACCATCGTCTAGCTGTTCAAAGTCATCGAACTCAGGTTGGTCTTCTTGAATATCAACTTCAAGCTCCATGCCTTTGGATCTATCGCGTACTTTAAGATCTACCTGTTCTTCAACGGTGATCGCTTTTTCTACTGCCATTTATTTTCCTGTAAATGCTTTACCATGTCCCTTGATGGCAATGCCACCGCCAGCCATTTTCTTTACTGGCTTCAATGGTGGAAACTCTTTGTCAATTGCTTTTTGAATATCCGGATCGTCAGACTTTATTTTAATCTTTCCTGTTCTAATTCTGTCAGCAGTTTTCTTTGAAACATCTTTCATTGAATCTATGAACTTTTTCTTTTTGGACATGGTGTTCTTAGTTGACCATCTCTTGCATCCTGCGTCTGCGATTAGCAGCGCCAGCAACACAACCACCGTCTTTCATTTTCATGACGCCTTTCTTGCCAGAACCATAATTCATTTTTTGAACTTTGGATTTTTTCTTTTTGTCTTTTCCGTACATGATTGTTACCTCTAATAATAAATTCGTTGTCTAGGGATTGGCTCTTCATCATCTTCGTCTGAATCCAATCGCACAAAGTTACCCTGACGAAATCTTAGTATAGCCTGTGTTGTCGAATCTACAAAGTCATCGTGTTCACCGAAAGGAAATGCTGCGCATTCCTCTATAACTTCTTCTGCAAATATAGCATCAGGAGCCCACACCATCCCTGCTTCAAACACAGGAGAGGCGCTGTGTACACGGGTGACTTTATCCTTCCCTTTAGTGGGTCGGTAGTTCACCACAGGTATGCCCATCATTCTCAACTCGTGCGTCAAAGGCGTACCACTTGCTTGAGATTCTACCAAGACAATGTCCGGTTGCCAATAGGTATATTCATCATAAGCTGTAGATTTAAGATCGGGAAAATCCCAGCGCCCACGCTTGGCATCTAACAAAATAATAGATTCAGGCGCTCCATCGCTAGGACGAAAGACACCCCAAGTGGTAATGGCGCTGTAGTCAGCAGTCTCCTTGGCGCTGAAAGCAGTATCGTAAGATTGCAAAATATAAGAACATGGGGGTGGATCATCGTGGGCCCACATCTGCCACCACTCGCGTTTAAGCAAAGCGCCTTCTTCGGAAGTAGGATTTTGCATGTACTGAGCATTCCACTTAGAGATTGGAATCGAAGCCTTAACAGCCTCTAACTCTTCAAGCTTCCAGAAGCCGGGCCACAAAGGAGTGTTGTTTTCTAAAATAGCAGGCAACTCTAAGATCTCCCATTGATCAGCATGGTCTTCGCTCATGCGCTTAATAAGTTTCTCAGTAAGATCTAGCGTTGACCAACGCGTCATCACAATCACGATGATACCGCCGGGCTGTAAACGCTGGCGCGGGCCAGAGGTATACCATTCATAAGCTGACTCAAGAGCCGAGGGTGACATGGCATCTTGCTCAGAGTGAGGATCGTCAATGATAAGCAAGTCAGCGCCTCGACCCGTGATGGCGCCACCGACACCCGCTGCGAAATATTCGCCGCCTTTGTTCGTCTCCCATCGACCTGCCGACTTGGAATCAGCAGACAAACTCACCTTGTTAAAAATTTGCTTGTACTCATCTGTGTCCATCAAGTTACGCACCTTGCGCCCGAACCTTGCCGAGAGTTCAGCGGTGTGAGTCGTTTGCATAATTTTCATGTCTGGCTTGAGTCCCATGATCCAACTCGGAAAGAACACGGAAGCAAACTCGGACTTGGTATGACGTGGGGGCATGTTAACGATCAGGCGTTTGCACTTGCCTTTGGCTACCGCTTCGAGCTTTTCGGCAAAGAGTTTATGATGCTCGCCTTCGATGAAGCCATCCCAGACGTGCTTAACGTATTCAATAAAATTATTTTGTGCTTTCTCTCTTACGCCTAACTGCTTGATTCGATTTTGAATCATGACGATTTCTTTCAAAGCATCGTCAGGGACATGTTGTAATTTGGTATTTTTTGCAGACATCTCAAAATGTTTTTTTCTGTGTGAAATATGGTACCTCAATAGGGGTCCCAAAAAAAGAGGGGGGGGTGAAATGGATTTTGGGTGTAATTGTTTGTGCTGATAGTTATTTATACACTGACATAAAAAACGCCACGCCCCTATATGTGGGGGTGGGGGTCAGCCAAATTACGCGATCAAAAAATGGCACGCGATCCAATAGAGACCCAAAGTATGACGCTTAATATGTCATACTTAATATGTATATTAATTGTCACAAATGTATACATTGTGTTTATAAACTGATAACATACGTAGTATGTTAACCAAAAAACAAAAGGAGGAATTAACATGAAACAAGTTGATAAACTTAAAAGCCTACAAGATAAACTTGTAGCAATGGAGACCAAAGAGGTAAGAGAATACCTTGAGGTTAAGAAAACAATTGATGCTCTTAGATCGTCAATTAAAAAAGAGATGGCTGATCAAGTCATTATCAAACCTAATGGCATTGGAATTCCTAGAACTTTCAAGTCATGGTCTGAAGTAAATATGGTGGATGCAACTGTATCTTCTGATAGGAAAGCTGTTAAAGGTTTTCTTAAAGGTGATAAAGAGATGGCATTAGTTTACTTAAGCCATAGGAAAGCTTATCAAGTTAAAGCCAATACCATGCTTTCAATCAAAGGTTGGGTAGATTAATGCCAAATCATACATCTAACTTTGTTGAGATTGAAACTAATACAGGTTGCTCGAAAGAGCAACTTGCATTACATAACCTTTGCTCCATGCTTAACATTCACAATGGTAAGTTTGATTTTAATGCAATGATACCTATGCCATCTGACTTAAAAGCTGCAATGGAGATTGATGATCCATTTGCCTTTGGCGATGGTGATGCTTGGATGCTTGATGGTGGTCATTTAGTTCCAAGCGATCCACTCACTCGCAAGCGATGGATCAAGCAACATGGTGCTGATAATTGGTATCGATGGAGCATAGACAATTGGGATACCAAATGGAATGCTTACGATGTTGATGTTGACATTAATAATGTGGATCAACTCCATGTTAATTTCTTAACTGCTTGGTCATGTCCAACTAAAATCTATCTCAAGCTAAAAGAGTATTGCGATGAGCATAATCTATCTTTAGATTGGGGAGTGCAATTTGAGTGCGAAGATGAATACTTCGATCTGAAAGAGCAAAACCTTGACGATGGGAGGTGGCAGTAATGAGTAATTGTCAACTATGTGGAAAGCTTGAAGATGAAAGAAATACACAAACGCAAGGGGGTTATACCCTTTGCGTTGGTTGTGATGGTCTTTATTCTGATGAAGAGCTTAAGGAAAGATTAAGTATGAAAGGTGAGATTGGGTTCTTGCATGGTGATATTTGGATTGATGATCCTACTATGTCTGAATGTGGTAGGTTTAAAGTTGATCCTAAAACA